TTTTGAAGCGCTGCTTTTTTGTTTTCGTTGACTTCAGAATACTTACCAGTCAACTTTTTGATCCATTCGCTCATTTACTTACTCCTTACATCCAAAGTTGAGCTGCGATTGATCCTGAAATAGCAACAATAGCTATCCAGAATAGTTTATTTATAGTTTGCACTGTTCGTACATTATCATCAACTTTTTTTTCTATTTCATCAAGTTTAGCCGAAAAACGATTAAGTCTTTCAAAGGCTCGATCATGATCTTCTTTTAAACCAATTAGTTTTTCTTCAGCTCTTGCCATTGCAACTAAAGCTTCAGATAATTTGTCTACTTTTTGCTCTATTCGAACAAGTCTATCGTCTATATCAGCCATATTATTTACCACGCTTTACACGACCAATAACGAGCTTTGGTCTTTGGTCCTGGATTGTCACAATTATGACGAGCTCTAAATGATTTACGGCGAGCTGGAATATGCTTTTTAATAGTCATATTTGGATCGCCAAAATTAACTTTCTTAACATTACCTGTTGAAGGATCTTTTACAAAGACTTTAGACTTTGCTACGTCACCTTTCATAGGCTTATTCAGAGTAACTTTTCTACCCTGATATTCAGCTTCAAAGACTTTAAATGATTTCATTTCTTTTTGCCTTTTTTATTATCAGGATGTCCTTTACCGCCATCTTTACGAGTGGCCCAAACAGCTCTTTGCTGAGCCATTGAGACATATCCTTCTTGTTTTTCGCCTTTCTTAGCAGAAAGGTATGCCGCAATGGCCATGTCTCTACGTTCTTTATCGTTTTTACCTTTAAACTGTGGAGCGTCTGATTTTTTAAAATCATCAATCCATGCACCCATACCATCAGACACTGAAAGCTTTTCACTAATAGATTCTTTCATTGCTGCTTTACGCAATTCAACTGCTTTTGCAATATTGGCGTTTTTCATCATCCGCTTTGACTCAGCATCATTTGGATTGTCGATAACCATACGTACTGTAGGTTCATCAACATTGCGTTGCTTAACAAACTTTTTATATGTGTCAAACTTTTTAGAATCTACCGCACCACCAAATCTAGATTTCATTGGTTTAGATGTATGCCTAGGTCCCATTTCATTTACTGATTCCATACGGTTCATCTTTGAAAGAGCTTTTGAGTGGTGTGCTTTTTTATTCATTGCTTTAACCATATCAGAGTTTGTTTTAGCGGCTTTCATATCTGCCTTAGCATCTTTTAACCCTTGAGAATGACGTTGATATTCTGACTTATAATTTTCGTCCATTTCTTCTTCATCATCTTCATATTCCCCAGCCATAGTGGAATGCATATCTTTTGCTTTCTGATGAAACTCAGACAATTTATTTTGCATCCACTCAGGAAAATCATTATCACCTTCAACATGCTCCATAATCTCTTCTGCGACATAGCCAATGAACTTAGCTTGACGCATTGCCATCGACTTCTCATCTGGAGAAGGAGGCTCTTTATCGTAATTTTCATTAGCACGTTTACTAATGTCAGCTAATGATTTTTGAGTTGAAGTCATCTTCTTTGGCTTTTTATTTCTAGCCATGTGAGCTGCAAACTTTTTATCGTCTATTTTTGGTGCTGGCATTATTTTACCCTCGCTGCTAGATCTTTATCGGCTTTACCCCAAGTACCGGAAGATTTAGTTACAAATGAATTTACTCTTGCCAATCCCCACTGTTGTGGTGTGGTTCCTGGTCTATGACCGGTCCGCCAAGCAGCTACACCTCTATTGTATACTTTACGTAATACACCAAGAGGCATTCCAGACTTTTCAGCCTTTTTCTTTAATGCAGATGAAGCATCTTCTGAGATATAGCGTTTGAAACCAATCATTTTGTTTCCTTATTTTTTATTTTAGTATCTCTAGTTCTAGCTCTATCCATCATTCTATCGTGCTTCATTTTATCCATTTTCTTTTCACGATCAATTTTCGCTTTTGCTAGATTTACATTATCATTTTCACCAAACATTTGCTTAAACTTTAAAGTATGTTTAGAAGGTTTTGTTTTGGTTGTCTTATCACCAGCTGCTGGCTTATACGCTGCAGGATTATTATCATCCATTTTAGATTGTTTTTTAAACTGACGATCTCTTGAAATTTTCTGCGTTTTTGATAGGCCTGCGTGATACGCTTTAGGTTGAGTACCTTTGCGATCTTTAATATCAGGATCTTGAGGTGATGAAGTAGCTTCAGCCTTTGGCTTTTTCTTAAAAGTTTCTAAGCCTTTTTTATCGTTTGATGCTACACGATCAGCTTTATTTGATTGGACCTGTGCGATGCGTTTAAACGCGCCTTCATCTAAATCGTCAAGAGAAACAGTCATTTCACCTTGTTTTTCAACAGAAAAATCAGCGGTGTCGAAAATAGATTCTTTCATTTCACCTGGAGTTATTTTCTTTGCTTTTTTAGTAGACTCAGGTGTTCCCCATTCAGGCTGATTTTTGTACCAACGATCTGTTGCTTCAGTCATCACACCAATTTTTAAATCTTCAACTTCCCATGATGGTTTAAAGTTTGGATCTAACTTAGATACGCCATCTAACCAGCACCTCCAAGTTTCACCTTTTGATTCTACTACTAAGTAATTTGTTCCAAGATGTTTAATCTTTCCAACAATACCTTTATCTGTGATAACAACTTCCTCACCTACTTCAAAAATATTATCTCGTAAATAAGCTTCTCTTAACTCAGATACTGGTTCTAGTTGAATATGGTTTTTAAATTCTTTTTGTTCTTTTAAACCCATTCCTTTGCGTACATCATTGAATAGACGCTTTGCATCAGGATTTGACATTGCCTTTGGGAGATTTTGTGCAAAAGAAGTAAAGTTGTTATCTTTAGCAAAATTACGTTGTTTAGTTCCTGACGCACCTTCTGCACCCTTAGCATCTGGATCACGCTGACCTGCTGATACTAATTTAATTCCGCCTTCAAAGTTATAAAAGCCGTGACTACCTTGTTTACCGTTATATTTGTTTAAACGAAAATCATATTCAGCAAGTCTATCTGATCCTGCTACCATTACAACTCTAATAAAACCTTCATTATATAATGAAGTAAGAGCATGGAATGGTGTTACTACCTTTTTATTAATCATAACAGATCTAGCATGCTTAGGAAACATTTTTCTTACATGCTTAACTTTATCTGTATATGGCAATGGATTTTCTTTAGGATCATTAGACTGTGATAGAAATATTCTGTATGGATTTTTACCCGCTACAGAAGCCAGTTTATCTAACAATTTTCCATGACCAATAGTTGGAGGATTCATTCTACCAAAGGTAAAATAAACCGTTTTTTCTTCTTCAATTAAAAATTGCTTAAAAGATGTGTGCATTAGTTTCTTCTTTTTGACAACTCAGCTTTACGAACTTGAGGCAACATTTTACGAGCCATTCTATCAATTCTAGATTTCATTTTATCTAGTCTTTTTTCAAGTTCAGCTCTTCTTTGATAAGTCAACTCTGACTTAGGAACATCCTTAGTCAGCTTTTTCAAAATAGCCTCTCTCGCTTTTTTACGAGCTCTTCTTTCTAATTTTTCTTTTGAAGCAATTCTACGAGCAGCTCTTTGTCTTCCTAGTTTAAGTCTAGACTTGTACTTCTTCATCTGTCTTGATTTCGCAAGACGTTGCGGTACAGTTAAAGCTTCTGACGGTTCTCCGCCAATCGTAGTTCTTTTACGCTTTTGCGCTTTATATTTAATTTCTTCTGGTTCGCCGGGTCTATAATCGACGACCATCATATCTTTAAAACCTAACATTTACTTCCTCGTTGGCTTATCCCATCCTTTTAATATATCAGGCGAAAAGTTGTTGTATGAAAATTCTAATCTATCAACAATCTTTACCGCATCACCACCAAGTCTATCAATTGCTACATAACCTTCGTGACCTGTCGTTTTAAATCCTTTTTTGGTTTTAACAAAAGTATTAACTTTGTTTAGTTTATCAAGTATATTTATAAGTTTTAATTTTGCTAAAACTATTACTTTTTGTAAATCGAACATCATTTGTAAACTTTTTTTATTATTTTCTGAGAAAAAGTTTAAAATTACATTTAATTTATCTCTTTGGGTAGACTTTCCTTTTTCTGTTTTACGCTTGGCAATCTCTTTTGCGTAACGTAATCTAATCCAACGAATGAGCATGGATACATGTCGTCCTGTATCTCCAATAACTTGTCCTTTTCTGACGTACTTGTTACCGAATTGCTCAATGAGGCTCTGTAACTCTTCCTGTTGTTCCAACTGTCTGAGAGTAGAACCTGAGATTTTGTTAAAGATTTGACCAGCTTGTGAAAGATATTCATTGACTTCCTCCGTATCACTTTTGCTCATGGTTAATTTAGTCATATCTCTTAGCATAGCATCTTGTGACCAAACATTTTTAGATTTTTTAAATTTACTTACATCAACTCCGTACGAAGCTCGCATAGTTTCGAACGAGTTACCTTTATAGGTTGTATGCCAGACAATACCAATTTTTGCTGACTTAACTTCTCTAGCTGCATCTGTATCTGCAGGAATCGCATATACAATAGTATTTGGGTGAAAGGTAACATATTTCTGACCTTTAATGTTTTTAGTAGTTATGTCTCCAGGCCCATATAAAAAGTCACCTTGCACGACACCTTTGATACCCAAGGCAGGTAACTCTCGCAAAGCGACTTTGAGCTTGTCAGCAAGATCACCACTTGTATCAGCATCAACGTCAGCAGGAGTCTTGTAGACCTTGGGATTCTTGTTAAAAATGCCTTTTTTGGCAACAAAGAAACGTCCGTCATTAGGATCAGTGCCTGCAAAAATAGCAGGAGCGCCATCCCATTTAACACTAACATTACCATCTTTAACACCACCTAACATATCTCTTAATGATCGTAAAGCCATAATAGCTTGACGTGTGCCATTTACTCCACCATAGATAACTTTATCTTCAATGTGAGTCATATGTGTATTCTTATTCTCAGTAATATGCGTTTTAAAATTTTCCATAGAAGTATACTACCACATTTCTTTCTATTTGTAAACCATTAATTATCTACTAATAAAATATCAAACGCAGCGGTTATGCGTTTGTTATTGGAGCGCATTGATGCTCTTATATCAATATCTGTTTTTTCTGGAATTGATGGTGGTGTTGTAAAAGTGTAATCGTATTGACCGCCGCGAAGTTGTAATTCAAATGAGTGCGCAACTCTAAATGCACTAGTACCAAAATAACGGACCATCATCAAACCACTAGCATCGGTGTCACTTGATCCCGTGGTGGTTCCGTGTAACAAATAACCTGTCTTTCCAGCAGGTATCGTATATACTGCCATTAGCGTTTGTCCAAATCCGGCAGTAATTCTAGCAACAGTAGTTCCACCTACAGAGCCCGCTTCAATATCTATATTAGCAGCATTCGTAACTGCTCCACTAATAAATGCTCTATTTACTCTTGTAAATAATTGTGTCCCAACCTGATCAGCGCCGGTAATTGTAATAGTTTCTTCAGCAAAATTATAATTGTCATCAAGTCCTTGAATTGTTACATCTATTCCATTATCAGCTACGTCATTTCTTTCAACATTTACTACACTGCCTGAGCCTAATGCATCCCATGGATACAAAGTATCATTAACATCCCATATAGATCCAGCCGCACCACTACTCATACTTGGTACAGCGCCAAATTTATGGTTAAAACTATATCCTTCAATTAATCCCTGGGCGACTTCTAAATAAAAAGGTTTATTAGAACCAACTGAAGATTGTGTATTGATATTAGTAACAGGCAATGGATGATCGCTGTCAACTACCGTGCCATCTCTATCAACCGATAACATCTGTACTTCATAGATGTCATTATTACCTCTATGGAAATTTCTTCTTCTTTTAACGCTATATTGTACCATATCTAAATCTCTTCAGCGTTTTTGGATCTAGCGCTTGCCTTTGGAAAAACTCCCACTCTGGCATTATTAACAGTTACTCCTGCAACTTTAGAACCTCTATCACTTGTAAATCTTGCATACAATATTGCATCATATTCATTCCCTTTTGGAATGTTCCCATTTGTATCTTGGTGTCTAGATTGTATAGAATAAACTTTGCCGGTTTTAACAACTTTCATAGGACCTTGATGAAATTCATCTACATTATTTCTTCCACGTTTGCCGCCATAATCTACACCCCATACTGATTGATTAATAAGTTTTTTATCTTTACACCATCTCCATGCGGATGTACCTCTTTGCATACCGTCTGGATATTTTTTAGCTAGAGCTAACATAAATTCTTTAACTTCAGAATTATTTGCAAAAACTTTATGAGTAAGTCCACCATATTGTTGGAAGTCTTTTGCAGTTGAACCATCTTTATGTGATAGCCAAGCTACTTCATTACCTGCAGCATCTACCAAATGAAAATCAGATTTTGGAGTTCCTGGTGTAGATTGAACTCCAGCAACCATTACTGTCTTTTTACCAACTTTCATAGGAAGAACTGATAGACCATCTCTAACCATTGCGTTTTCTATTTCTTTACGCAATCCTGAAAGTTCTCTATCTTCTGCGGCGGTGCCTGAGCCTACACCTTTACCACCAAATTCTGGAGTTTTATAAAAATCATGAGGGTATTTTAAATTAATGGATTTACCTTTGTCAGTTTTACCTTTCATATTTTTGCTAAATCCTTTTGAAGGCATTTCAGCTTTCAAAGTTTCCGTATCAGGTTCAGTAATAATAACTGCACCTTTTTTAGTAGCAAAATATTCTTTATCGTCTATTTTTTTGATAAATGCTAAAAGACGATCTCCACCTCTTTTGGTGAGATCGTTGTGTTTTAAGTCAGCATAGACTTTTTCCGATAAAAATGTTTTAAATCTCATCATGGCCCAACTCTTAAGTTAATTTTATAGTATTTATATAAGTTGGTCGGGGTGGCAGGATTCGAACCTGCGGTCTCTCGGTCCCAAACCGAGCGCTTTACCAGACTAAGCTACACCCCGAAAAAATAGGCGCCGGAGCGCCGAGTTGGGGAAGTAAGAGTTAATGCATTAGATGCGACGGTAAATATACGCATCCATGTAATCAGCAAAAGGAAGAGGTAATGAATGAAGATAGTTACGATTTCCACGACGTCGTGGTCCACGACCTTGACACTTTACATAATAACGATAATCATATCCAAGCTTTTTCAAATCTTTATTTAAGTTGGTAACCATCTTACGAATTTGAGAAAGTTCTTTTTGATCTTGCTCACTGAAATCAAATGTTCCAATATAAGCATCAGTACGTGGTTTGCTAGTATCAATCTTCATGTCTTTTCCTTCATTTGATATAACTATCTTACCATAAAAAAAGAGGGTTGTAAACCCCCTTTTTTCACTTTTTTGCATTTTTTTTATTATTATGTAAGCAATTAAGCAGCGTTGGCGAATTCAACCGCTTTTTCCGCTGCTTTAACTTTACGTAACTGATTACCACCAAACCATTGGCTATGTAAGCGATTTTCAGCATTACGACCTTGAACGTGGTCAGTGTGGTAAGTAACTGAGTTAAATGCTTGCCACCATGTGCCAGCACCGTACTCAGCACCTGGCTGAGTATCCAAAACTTCATAGCACTGACGAGCAGCACGGCTTAGATCTTCAACTGTATTGACTGGTGCTTTTTCAGTCTTACGTGAAGTATTAGGGAATACCTCATTGTAGTACTGAATAAGTGACTCAGCTGTGAACTTACGAGAGCCTAGGAATTGAGCCATTTCTTTATATTGAGCAAACTTCTCATGTGCAAGACCGAGTGTTTCTTTTACTTGCTCAGCATCAAACTCGGTACGGTGACCAACTTTAACTGCTCGCTGAGCTTGTTGGCTTAATGATAAAGTCAAAGTGTTACTACAAACAACACGAATAGGAGTAAATCGAATGTCAATTGACTTACCATATTGATGAGGATTTGAGAAAAGAAGATAAGACTCTACAGTATCTTCACCAAAAATGTCAAATGACTCTTTGATTTTTGCGAGAGACCAGACCATTTGCCCACCTTTAAGTGAACCAGCTGTGTGCATTTCCATATCACCAGCAGCAACATACTCTGCAAAGAATTCAAAAGCTTCTTCGTTTTGCACTGGATTCCAATCAGTACCTACAACATCTAGAACTTTATTGTCAGATGTACGAACTAAAGCTTGTTTCTGACCAACAGGAACACCTGCAGTAGTTACAATCTTTTGTTTTTCAACGGTCCAGTCAAGACCCGCTTTTTGCATCATTTGAACTGGTGTCAAATCGTTTGAAACCTGAACTCCAAGGCCGTGCCAAGGGACATCACCGGCATATGCCATTTGAGCTTGACCGTTGATGATTTCTACTTCATGTGCCATAATATAATCTCCATTCATTTGATAAGACTATACTACCATAAAACAAATCAATTGTAAACCCCTAAAATGCATTTATTTGCATTTTTTTCAAATTAATTGTAACCTAAAACGGCAACTTGTTCTAATTCTCTTTCTTCCCAAGCTTTTTCAAAATCTTCTGAACAATATCGGAGTCTTTCATGATTGCCCCATAACCTTTTTAAATACGAATCTGAAATTCTTTTTACTTCATTTTCAGAATAATTAGGATTAATAAGATGTCCTTTAACTGCGTAATGAAGTTCATTTGCAAACTTGTATTCTTTATCGGTCATGTTCAATCTCCTCTATAACTATATAAAATTATTTATGTAGCTACAGTAATAATGTTATCGGTAACACTAAAATTTATTTTCTTCTTCGTCTTTTGTTTTGTACTGCCATTCGTCAGTATGACCAACAGACCATTTAGGTTCTGTTTCAACCGCGTAATTTTGTGTACAAACTTTAAAGTCTGGTCTTTCTAATTTATCAGGTGTTAAGGAGCTATCTCTCCAGAGAACCCGGTTATTAGGCTGCGCAGCGAATTGACCATTGTCGAGTCTAATAACATTAAATGATTTGTGCTCAGGGTCGTGTTCTGAGAAGTTGGTGTTAAGGACGGAAGTATCCCTGTGACAATTATCGATTGTGAATTCGTATTCTCCGGCGTGCATATGTCTGTCTTTCCCAAAGAATTCGCATCTTGACAAGATTGGCTTTTGGACCACAGTGATGTCGTAGTCGAAGCAATCCCATAACTGGAGAACATCAAGAGGAAGGAGCTCACCATGATCAGTTTTCCAAACGAAAGCAGATATTGGTAATTTATCATAGAGAGCTCCATAATCTGTGAGTAGTGTTTCAAAATATAATGCTTTATATTGTACACTTTTTACGCTTATCCAAATTCCAGGTGTAAATTCACCGTGGCCTTTTTCCAAATCATAAAGATATTCTTTTCTAACAAAAACATTAATAGGTGGCAAAGGGTGCACCAAAAAAGCCATAATTATCCTTTTTTAATTACTGTCCATGCACCATAAACAATTGCTGCTCCTGCAGCAATTTTTGCAAATGGCTGTGCAAAAAGAACTAAAACACCAAGAGCAATAAGTGATGCCCCGTCAAGAGTTGTTCTTTCTTTTAGTCTTTTTCTAATCCATTTCATTTTATTTTTCCTTTTGAAAAATTATTCTGCTGCTGCTTCTACTTCTGCAGGAGCCATCCAAGTAGTATAACCATACCATGCTGCGGCTGCAGCTACTACAATTACAACTGCTGTGATTAATTTTTTCATTTTTCTAATTCCTCTATTCTTTTTTCGAGAGTGTCGATTTTTTTAGTAATTTTAGGATACTTTTTTCTCCAAGCATCCTCCGGTTGCTCTAACCATGTCCAACCTAAACGCTCAATCAAATAATCAAGTGTTAAATCAAGTTTTGCGTATGCCCAAAGTCCTGCTTTTGTTTCTTTAAAATAAGCTAAAAAAGCAGCACCTGCAACAGATCCGGCTATTGCTGTATATATCCACAAAGTATCATCAAACATTCTTGATAACATTTCCATTGCTTATTCTCCTTTGAATGCATTTACTAAATCAGGGCCAAATGCTGAGGCTCCCCATAAAATAGCAATCATAGCAATCAATCCAATTAAAACCCATTTCATTTTAAAATCATCTACTACCATTTTCATTGCAATAAGTTCATTTCCTAGCACTCTTATTGCTAATTCAAATTTTCCTTCTGGAGTATCGTTTGGTAACTTATCAGCCATTGTTTTTCTCCGTGTATTTACAGTAGTGATCCATTCCATGATCATATGCACCATCAAAAGGTGTGCCTTTTTTCCAAGCAGTCACTCTACCTCTCCACTGATCTTTTAATCTTTGCCAGTAGGTAAGGGATCTAATATTTCCGTAGTAATTGATATAACGGGAGGGAGAATGATGTTTGTATCCAAGGATGGCAAAAGGAACTTTTGGTACAATATCGTTATTATTAACGTGACGATAATGAGGAATATGAGAAAAACTTTTAACAAATTTTCTAGTCCCTGCTCTTGGTGATCCATAGGTATAGAATGCATCAGGTAAAATTCTACTTGCAGCTATTGTTGCCATAGCACCGCCAAGTGAATGTCCTGTGATGAATACTTTTCTTTCTTTTTTATGTTGATCAAGAAGTTTTACTATCTCATCCCAAATTTTATTTACTTCTTCTTGAAATCCATTATGAACAAAACCAGAACCATTTTGTGCTCTATCTGGAAGAGCATTTAAATCTGCCTTTATGTCAGAAAATTCTGAAGGTTCAGTACCTCTAAAACATATTGTCAATTCTTCTTTATTCCAAACTACATGACACTGTGCACCATCATTTTCAATAAATTTATGATAGCTATATCCTAATTCTTTATATTTAGGCTTAGCTTCTTTTCCATCTTCATAAGCGATATGTGCCATAAGTGCCATTTTATGACAATTTTCTATCATAACTTTCCCCTTTATTTTTCATATTTATTTGGGTTTAACATCTGGTCCCATTGCGGACCAACATTTTCCCAATAAGAAGTACTAGCTGGAAGCAATTTTATGCATCCTATAATCAAAGCTAATACAAATAACATAACAAAATATTTCATTTCAATTCCTTTAATTAGATAATGGATTATCTAGAGCTTCTTGTAATCTTTCACTTATATCTTTATCTAGCTGTTTCATATCTGCTCTAATGTCTTTATCAGTTTGTCTAACGCCACTTTCTACTTCTCTAATAGAAGCTGTTACATCTTTCTGCAACTGATTCATCTCATTTCTTATGCCTTCGAGAGTATCTCCAATTGATCCCTGAGTCTGTTTAATTCTAGCTTCAGAATCTTCTAAATTTGTACTAATCCTATCTCTTAAATTAGCCATAGTGTCTTGATTATCTTTTAAAGTTAATCTTAAACGCTCTTCAAAAGTATCAAGCTTTTCATATACATCACTACGTAAAGACCTAACAGTTTCTTCTGCTTTTTGAACTTGACTTTCTAATACTCTTACTGTGGCTTCTACTCTAGATACATCGTTAGCTAAATCTTTTCTAATTTCTACAGTGTAGTTTATTGCATCATTTAATTTTTGCAATTGTAATTCATTGGCTGCTTGTATTTCTTGAATGTCTATGTTTTGAATAATTTCTTTCATATCCATGTAGTCTTTGTAGAACTCAAAACCTCCCCATGCAGCTCCACCAAGGGTTGACAAAGCTGTTAAGATGGCAAACATTTTTCCACCTTTAAATGTCATTCCAGCGAATTCTACTTCAGCCATTTTAATCTCCTATAAAAAACTCGTATCCTAAAACTACTCCACCACGTCCAGAACTTTCTTCATAAGTTGGCATAATAAAATAGTTATCATAATTAAGTTTAAGCATTGGTTTAATTGTATCTGCTTTATCATATCCATCAACTAGTCCTATTTCAGTTGAAACATTTTCTGATAAATCAAATCTAAATCCAGCATAAGCACTGAAATTGTTTATACTATTATAATATAACCCACTTACATAGTTTCCACACTCAACTTTTACATTAGGATGAACTTCATTATATTCTTCTGCTAATCCAACATGTAATGATAGTGCAGCGCCGATCAAAAAATTACACATATCATTTAGTCCTCAAATTGTAACTCTCTTAGTCTTTTAATTTCAGCTTCTAATTTAACAACTTCCAATTGTTTTTTTCTCAATTCTAAGTCGTATAATCTACTGCAATCGACTCTATTGTGAACACGTTTTCCTAATGGTATTATGATTCTTGCATATACACCAACGTCTCCACTTTTAGTGTCATTGAAGTAATTATTTATAGCATCATATTCGCCCTTACTAATGATACCGGTAACACCAAATTCCAAATTTGTTGCTGAGCCTATAGCATTAGAACAATCTAAATCCCCTGCTCTAAATTTATCTGATTGGTAAGATCCTGGTGCGCCTGGAAGCGCTAAATTTAAAGAACTCGAATCAGCCCAGGATGCTGAAACGTAAACTAATAGACATAATAATAATGCTAAGCTATAAAAAAATCTCATAATTTATCTCACTTTACTTTTGAGCAAATCCTTGACTTTACTCCTGTTGATAATACATCTTCTTTTAATTGCTTAGAACTTGTGCAAATATATTTTACTTTAATTAAATCCGCTTCACGTATATACACTTCAAAAGTTTTATGTTCAAGATAACCAACTTTAATAATTCTATCTGCAGATGCAAATGGAAGACCATTAAACTCTTCATCAAAAACTTCTATTTCATAATATTCAACATCATTTCTTCTATTCCAAAGATGCATTCTTGTCATACTGACACCAGTTACATAAGAAGGAACTAATTCTGGATATGTAGGTGTCAATTCATGGGCTGCAGCACTAGATGTAAAAAGTGCTGCAGCTAATATTAATCTTATCATAATAAATTAAGCCTTTTATTTAGCGATGCAAAGAGCAACAACGTTTGCTTTATATTCACCGCCAGGCAAAGATTTATCAACACCATAAGTAACGTTTGATGTTACTTTAAACCAAGTTGTTCCTGCTGCTGTTAAATCATATTCGGTATGATTATCATATTCAACTTTTGCTGTTTCGTATCCAGTCATACCTGTTGCATCTGATACAGCTGAAACTTCCACTTCACCGTCCCATGTTAATGAGTCAGTTAGTGTTGGTGCAGTTGTAAAAGATGTTGGCCACGAAATTTTAGCTTTATAATAATCAGCAATGGATACATCATAACGAATAATTGGATGTACACCACCATCTGCTGGTAAAGTGCTAAGTTCATCTGGATTAGGGTTACCATATACACCCGCAACATCAGTATACACTGAGCATTTTGATGAAACATTTCCAGAAATCGGCGATTCGTTTGCAAAAGATGCAGTAGCCAACAACACAGCGCCGAGGGTTGTTATAGATTTGAACATTTTTATCTCCTTGTTCTAATCATATTGAGAGCGCACCATTTCTTTATGTTTAGCATCAGATGCTAAATTACTCAATGCTCTTTTATTATCAGGGATGTTTGTGTCTTCAAGTTTTATGGTTTCATCATATGAACCACCCTGAATTTCTACTTTATAATATGATTCAATTTTTTGAACTTGAGCAAGTTGAATTAAAATTCCATCTTGATCAGGTCCAGCAAGAGCGTCTAATGTATTCTGACCGCCTAACTCTTTTTCTAAATCTTCTTCACTTTCTTTTTTTTCTTCAATATCGGTTTCTTCTTCAAGATCAACTTCTTTATTTAATTGAGCTTGAACCCATTCATCATAAAAAGGATCGTCAATACTAGGTTGTTCCATTGACTGTAAGTATTTATATAATGCGTCTTGAAATCCAGGGCAAGCTGGATCTAGTAATGGAGATATAGAACATATCATTAGCTGATCATTAATATCTAACTTATAATTATAAGTTACTATTGCATCACTTATTGTCCCATCTCCTTCTACAGCAATTTCACCATCTCCCCATCTTGTTGAATCTGTATAAGGAAATCTAAAATACTTTTGAATAGCACCACCAGGAGAGCCGGACCAATCATCAGTCTCTTCAAAAACGTATCCTCCATTTACTGGATCTTCATTTCTAATATGAACTTTGCCATCGGTGTTTGGATCTTTTTCTATTCTATAACGATAAGCTAATCCGCCAATTTCTAATGTCACCCAAGGCTGAGAAGCATCAGGGACAACTGTACCCATAGACCAATTTAAACCTTGGGCTGCGGCATTAGGTGAAACGCCATATGTTATATCAGAGTAGCAATAAGAGAAGGAGGCTACCCACAGCACCAATGCCGTAAACAGTCGATTTATCATCTTTATCCATATTTTTAAAGGGGTTTTTACTTACATTCTTTTTTGGCTGCTCTTCTTTATTCGCCATCCATGCAGCTTTTGCTTCACTTCCAATTAATCCATCATATGGACAAGGTGTACCAGCATTCATCATAGCATCAAAGACTCTTTCATCTTGACACATTACAGACACTGCTGCAACCTTCATACCCATATCGTATAAAGTTTTTGCATTTTTTAATTTTTCACAATTCATATCTCTTACAGTTTTACCCGCTGAGATACCTAAAATTTGTGTTTGCACAGCACCAGCAACTCCAACTGTACATAAGTCAGAATTGGACGTGTTAATTGATGGTGATATTGCAGATGGTGGAGGTGATTCAACTTTAGTATTTGAATTAGTATTTGAATCAATAACACTCTCATTATAGTTTTCTGTAACTATTGTGTTATCTGTAGTAGTCGCTGCTTCCTCTTGAGCAAACGATAAATTAGCAACAAAAATCAATGTTACTAGTAATCCTAGTTTTTTTAACATATTATACCTCGTTATTATGTTAACATATTATTTTAATAACAAAGTAAACAGTCAATCAATCAGATAATATCTATTTATAATTCTTGTTTTTTCTCAATCCAAGAAATGCATTTTGCATCAGTAACTTTATATTTTCTCATTAGTTCTGGAGCATTAACCATTGTAGCTAATTTTCCATTTATAGCTGCCCAACAAATTTCTTCACTGGGATATTTCCATTCTGCGTTTATTATTTGACAATTTTCATATGTATGAGGTTCGTCTTGTAAGCACAGCATTATTGCTGCAGTAAATAGCATATCAGTTCTCCTTATAAAAAGGGGAGCTAACCGTGGCTCCCCGCGCGTCCATTACGGAACGACCCGATATACTTTATTTATATAGTAATTAGAACTTAAAGCTAATGCCAACTTCTACGTCTGACATGTCTTCTGTCTCAAAGTTGTAGCCTGTTTCAACAAATGCTGTTGATGTTAGACCCATAAGACCTAGACCATATTCTACACCTAAGTCTAGAGTTGGTAGTTCATCATTGTTTAGTGTGAACTCATCGTTGTATAGAACGAAGTCCATTTCGGCAGAAACGCCAAAACCAGCGATGTCATAGCCAAGACCTGGTGTCAATGTTGATGTCATTGTTTCAGTGTCTACATTGTAACGATTTTCTAGTTCCGCGCCAATTGAAATGCCTGTTGCGCCGATTTCTGCTGCTGATACTGCGGCTGTTGTTGTAATAAGTGCTGCTGCTGCGATTGCTGCGATTTTCATTTTATTTTCCCTTGTTTAAAAAATTAAAGTGCCACTTTTCTGTTGCTAAGCAAGTGGCCAGCTCCCTGTGTTTATGCTGCTAGAGCAAAACCAGATGGTGCAAAGTTATCGTTTGCATTTGTGTTTTGTAGACTGGCCCATATGTCGAAACCTATTTCGCCCCCATAAAAACACACTTATCTAAATGTGTTTATGGTGGAGGCGTCCGGTACCGCCCCGGAGTCCATATAAACGTTATAACGTCCACGAGTATATTTAACCACATTTACGCAAAAATGTAAATAGGCTAAACTGATTTTATTTAAGTGTGACTTTTTTGTTACAGCTCTTCGTCATGAACATATAACTGAATCAAAGCATAGTGTAACACTTTCATTAAGTCTTTACGGGCATCTGCACGAGTACCTTTTTTACCGTAACGTTGTGCGTATTTCAATACGTTACCGATACAAAAGCCAGTGCCATGACCTCCGTCAATAATAAATTCAGTTGCTTGAAATTTATCTTTAGCATAGTGTTGACCATATGTGCTATCAATATATGCTTTGAACTCTTCAATTAGAGCTCCTTCATTAAACTTATAATCTATTTTATTTGCCAATTCAAATGTGTTAGTTTTTAGATCTACTACTACGTCTATTTCGTGTTCTTTTGCCATAACCTAATCTCTTCATTATTTCCATACGTTCATTATCTGTGTATGAAGTCCATTGTGTAATTTCATCTATAGTACGTTTACAACCTAAACATGTTCGTGTTTCTTTATCTATCTTACATACTGACACGCAAGGAGTAACATACATGTATATCATCAATCTATGCTATAGAACAAATGATTCCCAATCACCTTTGTCAAGTTATATGAATCTGCCCAATACGGATTCACATAGTTAGCATGATAAAATTCAGCACCATGTGTTGGATCTGTAACGTTACCAATCATAACATCTCTGGCTATAACTTTAGCTTTTTGCCATGATTTATCTTCATTCGGAGTGTGATCTTTAATGGTATGAGTCCAGCTAAATTGTTTATTCTGATAAACAACTTCACAAATAGTATTAGGCCATGATTCATGATTAACACGATTTAATGTTACGTGAGCAACACCAATCTGGCCTTCTACTCTTTCTCCTCTAGCTTCATGGTAAATGTTTAAAGCTAAACACTCATGTTCCTTTGGATCCAATTCAGGTAAAGACATCATCGATGCAACAACTAATGTTCCAAGTCCAGCCATAGTTAACATTCCACTTGCTATAGTTACAATTCGTTTCATTGGTATTTATAACCCTTTATCTTGTAATTATACTACCACATTTCTTTTCAATTGTAAACCATTTTATGCAATATTTTCTAATTTTTTTATGCCTATGCACCAGTTTTCAGCTGCATCATTTACATAATGAATAGATTTTTCTGGAAAATCTTCAATAAAAAACATCTTGCCGTTATTATCAAAATATTTGATGTATGCCATTTCTTCTTTAAAGTCCATATGAACTTCACAATAGCCTTTACCAATTTCAGAATAATACGTACTTAGTTTTCTTCCCATTTAATCCTCCACAAAATCTTTAACCTTAGGATAAATTCTAGCTATAGCTTCGGCCACGGCTTTCGCGAGTTCCATATGCTCAAGCTGTGTTCCGTTTGCTGAACGAAGTTCAATGTAGTGAATCCAACTTCGAATAGTCCCATTGACGTATAGTCTTGATGGTGTGTTCCCTTCAGGGAGCACTGCTCTTGCTTGTTCTTTTGCGATTCCATTTTCAATTGCCCAATTATATGCTTTCATTGCAGCGTTCCATACTAAACGCTGATGTGTTTCCCATGACTGATGTAGACTTACGTCATCATGGATAATGCTATTTTGACGATTCTTTGGATCCTGCAAACGCGCTTTACGAATTACAACAGAATCATCAAGATCGCGGATGTCAGCATACCGCTGAGAAAACTCTTGGAATGAGAATGATCTATGACGGAGGAGTTGTCTTGCAATATCTCTTGTTGTTTCGATTTCGATGCAGGCTGATGCCATTTCGAACGGTGACCAGTGCTTGTGTTCGATGAGGTAGTCAAGTAGCTTTCCCGTTGTCTTGGTGTTAGCTTGGTTCTTTGGGTTGGAGACACGGGCACAATACGCGATGAGATCTTGGATGTTGTCGAGGCCCATGATTCCTGGTTCACCTGAGTGTATATGGGGAAAAGGTTGTGAGTATGAGATGAGACGTGCATGCATTAAGATTTTCCCTGGCCACGATATTTTTTATAACTACGACGTTTGCTTTTATTCATAGAAGATGTTTTAATGTTTCTACGACCAATGCTGGTTTTCTTATAGTTTCTATTCATAGTTTAAATCCTTCGAATTTATTTCCAATTTCAGTTTTATCAAATGTTGGTGTGTCATCAATTAAAGTTTGTTCACCTTCATTCACATCGTATAGTTTCATTTTAGATCGGTCTACTCCTATTACAAATCTCTTTTTATATGTTGGATCATTGTATCTATTTTTTAATTGTTTAACAGCAATCTGACCCATACCTTCAAGTTCTTCAGTTGAAATCAACGCAAACATAAGATCAGCTGTTGCTGGTAATCCAAATGATTCAGATGTATCTTCTAAACCTACGTCTGAATTTCCATAACCAGAACGTGTAGTTTGTGTTGCTGAGACAATAGGGACATCAAATTCTACAGCCAAGCCACGAATTTCTTCAGCAATAGCTTTAATATAGTTATAAGAGTTAATAGATCCTCCCATACCTTTCATTCTACTTGAAGCGCAGATATTTAGATAATCAATGTAAATAATGTGTGGTTCAAATGATCGTTTTAATTTAAGCTCATTGAGCAGTGACCTGAAGTGTGCTGCATTGGCCTGGCCAGTTGGATATTCTTTAATAATAAGTTTACCATTTGTGCGTTTTGATAGTCCATGTACACGATCTGCAAACATATCTTTACTTAAATTCGCGATTTGATCTATTGGTAAATCAAGTAAGTTAGCATCAATACGTTCAGCTATACGTTCTTCTGCCATTTCCATTGTAAGGTATAAAACGTTTTTACCATCTGCTAGATTTGAAGCAGCACAATGACACATAAACAAAGATTTACCAACCCCAGTACCAGCAAGGCAAATATTAAGAGTTTTATTCGGGAGACCTCCCTTCGTAATTTTGTTAAAATAGTCAAGGTCAAAAGGAAGTCTTTCTTCGTCTCGGTGGTAGAATTCATATCGCTCTTCAAAGTTTTCAATATAGTCGTGACCAATGTTCGTGTCGAACGAGACTCCGAGCGCTTTCGTAAGTATATCCGGTAAGGCATTTTTCGTTAAGTTCTGGTGTTTGCCATCAATAATTGTGATTGATTCCATTACGGCATTATATAATGCTCTATCTTGGCACCACTTTTCAGTTGTATCAAGCAACCATTGTTGGTCTACAGTCTCACCATCAAAAAGTTGAGGTATGATTTCAACAGCGTGACGATATTGCTCTTCATTAAATGAATCACTTTGATCTAATTCAATTTTAAATGATTCACTTGTTGGAAGCTTATTGTATTTTCCTACAAACTTTCCAACTTCTTTAAATAGTTTTTGGTATGTACCTTCAAAATAGTCTGGCCGAATGAACGGCAAGACTTTTCTCATAAATTCTTCATTAGTAATGATATTTTTAATAATTGTTTGTTCGATATTAGTCGACATCAACTTCCTTTGAAACTAATTCATTATTACTTATAGCGTTTTCGATAATTTGAAGAAGCAAATCACCTACAACTTCTTGTAATACTGGATTTTCAGGAAATGCTTCTGGATCTGGAGTTTCAATAACATCAAAATTAAAAGACATCTCCATTCCATCTTCATTAATATCATTTTCATTAAATCGAATAGTGCCATATTGCACGACTGTTTCAGTAAATTGTCCTGTTAAAATTCTAACACACCATGCTTCATCATCAGTGTTAGGTGCTGGAACAAATTCATAATCTGTATTTTCTTTAAACATCTTCAATTACAATCTCATCCATTGATACTTGTTCTTTGTGGCCAATTGAATATTGCTTTTTTACAAACTCTTTAAAATCAGTATTTGCAAAAACTGGTTCCCAAAATTCGTGTTCTAAAGTTTGATCATACCTAACCTTGCCACCAATTTCACCTGTCTCCATATCAACCGTTGCATACCAGCCATTGGAAGGCTTAACAACGTACCCACCAGCAAGAGCCACGTCAAGCAGGCCAGAATAACTGCGAACACCACCGTCCCAGGAAACAGTAAT